ACAATATCTCTTGCTTTGATGTTAGAAAGATATACTGTTTTCTCTTTAATTTGTCCTTTGAACGATACTTTATCAATTGCGAATACTTCATATGTTTTGTCGTCATACGTTAAACCTTGTGAACTTGTAGCTTCTGTTTTTACTTTTTGTAAATACCCAGCTCCTACACCAGTTAATAACGCTTTGCTCACTGCTTCTTTTGTTACTGTCATTTATTGTTCCTCCTAAGTGTCTAATAGTGCTTCTTTTACTTTTCTAGCGAAAGGATCTTTATGTTTCATTGCTGCTGGTCTCACATGTGGATTTGGTGGTTTATATACACGCCCTTTTCTATACCTACGTTCACGTTTACCAGTCCTATTTCGACTGGTATGTTTAGAAAATCCGGCGTGCCAACCAATTTCATGGAAATACAAATGTAAATTTGGTCTTCCAGCCCAACCAATAGAGCTTTCAAAGTTGCTGTGTTTGGTTACTATCCCGTCTACCCCTGCACCTGTTTTCTTTAATCCTTTTCCAATTGCTATACTTTTTGCATCTTCTTTAATTTCTTCTGCTTCTTTTTCTATAACTGCGTTAACTTTACTTGTATTACTTGCGATTTTATTAAACTTCGCTATTGCGTTATCAAATCCAAATACTTCCATTATGAGTAAATCTCCATGTAATACATGAATTGAGTTTCTTTAGTATCTTCATCTACATCTATTATTTCGTGCCATGCTCCAGTGTTTAGAGTGGTGTCTTCTATTGCAGTTTGAAGTTTAATTAATATCTCTGAATTGTCTAAATCATGCGGTTTTACATCAAATAAATTAAGTTGGTAAGTGTGATGTTTTTTAAACTTTTTATTAGAAGAGCGTTTCTCCATTGTTCCAACATGAAAATAAACTAGCTTGGGAAAATCTTCACCATCACTAAATCCATAAGATAATGGTATGTCTAACTCTAACCCAGTTATAGTATTAAAAATCAGTTCTTTTGTTGTCATTATTTAACCACCTCCACTAATGATATTTCGGTTTCATTTTTGACGTGGTTGTGATATATCCTAGCAATTGTATATTTTTTATTGTTGATAATCACATACAATTTACTAAGGATATAATCATTAATATTTGTGAATAACCTAATAGCTATTCTTGTTGTTACTTCTGTATCTACCTGTAAAGATTGATACTTTTCGTTAGCAGTTACACCTAAATATCTAAACCAAAACTTTCTGATTTCTTTTTCTTCGTGATCTGCTAACTTAGTATTAAATTTATCTTTCTTATGGACGTACTCCACAAACTTTACTATTCCATCATTATATGATTGGTTAATCCTGTATTGTCTCATATTCTGCTACCTCTTTTTCTGTAGTAGCTTCTTCAATTTTTTCTAAGAAGTCTTCACCATATTCAGATAGATTTTCAAGCATTTCTTCGTAACGTTTTTCTGAAACTTCCAACACATCACCTACTGAATATAGTTGAGATGTGTGAATATCTGCGAACTCTCTTAAAATTCTAATCTTCACTTGTTTCAGTTCTCCTTTCTTTTTCTAATCTAATTAATAAACTTGATATTTCTCCTAAAAAATTAATGTCAAAATATTCTAATTTGTCGTTGTATTCATATCTTGCACGCTCAAACACTAATGATTTACCTTGTTCGTTGTTCTCAATGTCAAAGAAACCACATTTTTCACACAAAACTGAATAAGAAAACGACAACAACCTTTTTAGATTATCGTCTTCATCATCATGTAAGATATGCAGTTTATCTTTAAATTGTTTTAACAACGTTTCTGAAACATCAATCATAGTCTTACGCTCCAGCTACTAGAGTTAAGTTCTTATCAAATTCTAATTTTACAACAGCTTCTTTGTCTATTGCTTTAACGTCAAAGCGAGTGATTAAACGAGTATCATAAGAGTTACGTGTGAATGCTTTACCACCAACATCTGTTGATTTGATTTCTAATTCATTTAATTCATATACACGTACAGCTTCTTTTAAATCTCCTATGTATAGTGGGAATTTATTAGCAGTCTCGTTTGGTAGGTGTGTATTAGGTAATACAATTACTTCTTTACCTAATAATATACGTTTCGTTGGATCAGTTACTACTGGTTGTAGTAAGTAGTTTCCATTTTTATCTTTTAAGCTGTCTAACACGTTAAAACCATCTTGGTTAGTTAATACTTTTGTATTATCTAAAAAGATAGGATCTAGTGTAACATTGAAAGCTTCTTTGATTTCATCAACTTTAGTGATTGCTTTCTTAGTTAAAGTTTTTAACACAGCAATAATTTCTTTGTTTTCTGTTACTACTTGTTTCTTCATGAACCATTTACCTAAGTATGCAAGTAAGTTCTCTGGAGAGTCTTGTAATAAGAAACGTGATACAGGTAGAATTCCTCCGAAATTTTTAACTGCGTAAGTAATTTTTTCAAATACTTCTGCGTTCATTTCTTGGATTTCTCCTAGTTCAGTAATGTTAGTAAGTCCAGTTAATTGACTTGTTTTTTCATATACTTCACTTCCTGATGGAACTACTACTGAACGAACATCAACGTAATCTTTTAATGAAATGAATGAACGTCTGTACTCATTAATTGCAGTTCTAACATCTTCTGGTACTAAGTAACCACCGTTTTCTCCTTCTGATTCTTTAAGTGGTCCAGCTGCATTAACAATTCCTGATTTGATATAGTTTTTAACAGCTACTAGTCCTGTTTCTTCTTTTTGTTCTTCACGTAAATCAACAACTTTATCATCATGTTTTAATGAAATTAAGTTTTGAATTTGGTTGATTTCTTCTGTATATCCTTTGATTTCTTCCATTAATGAGTTTGCTAACTCTTTGTCACCATTATTAATAGCATTTTCTGCCATAGTTACCTTTTCTGCTTTTAATTGCATTAATTCTCTTAATTTTTTATTCATTAGATTACCTCCAAAAATTTTACATATTGTTTTGCTCGCTCCGATTGAAATTCATAATCTTCTTTAATTAATTCTTTTGGAGCATTTTTAAATTTGTGTGCTTGTTCTTTAGTTAAGCACGCTGCCATTTTAACAGGCTCTGAAACTTCATCACAAAGACCTAAACTTAAACATTCTTCTGCATTTAACCAGCTTTCTTTGTTCATTAAATCTCTAATTGTAGCTTCATCTGTCTTATCTTTAACTTTTGCAAGATAAGTATGTACTATTGTGTCATTGATATGATCTAAGTCATCAGCCATTTTTCTTAAGTCATTTGCATTACCATATAATCCTGTCCATGCATTATGTATCATCATCATTGCATTTTTTGGCATTATTACTTTATCAGCACCCATTGCTATTACTGTTGCAATAGATGCAGCCAAACCATCAATATATGCTGTCACAAATCCCTTATGATTTTTGATTAGTGTATGAATTGCTTGACCGTCAAACACATCTCCGCCATTTGAATTAATATGTAAGTCTATTGAACTAACATCACCTAAGTTTTTTAATTCCTCTGCGAATAATTGTGCTGTCGATTTATCTTCCCACCAGTCATATCCAATGTCAGAATAGATGAAAATTTCTGCCTTTCCATCATTCAAGGCTTTCATCTTCCACTTTTGCATTACCTTTCGCACCTGCTTTCCATAATTGATATTCTTTAATTGTGTCAACTGGAGCATAGTTTAATGACATAAATCGCATGTCACCATACTCTGTATCAATAGTTGACATATCTTCTGAACGTAATATGTCATTAATTGTATAAACTCCGACATGTTGCATTTTCTCGTAAAATTCTGCTCGTGATTTTTGGTCTGCTCTCAATTCTGCTTCCATATTGAATTTGAAATAATATCCACGCTTTCTATCTAGTTCTGTTAGTATCTTGGCATTTAGTTCAGATTCAATATTGGTTACATAAGGTAACATAACGTTTTTCACATAGTCCATTGATTGTGTTAGTGCGTTAGAGTGAGTTAATCCGCTGTAGTCTCCATATTTATATGGAGGAACTTTAAAAATACTAGCAATTTCCGCCTTATTGTATTTCATTGTTTCAATGAACTGTGCATCAGATTGTGGTATTCCCACACTTTGATAATCTATATCCGGATTTAATATAGCAACATTATTGTTTTCAAGGTGTTTTTTCCATGATTCTGCAACTGTCTCTTTGTTTTCAGTTGTTAATGGTGTACGTGTTGACTTAAGTATTGCAAGTGGAATACCTTCCCTTTTGAATAAATTAGAAGCCATTTCACGCCCTTTTTGGTTACCTTGAATACTTTCCCTTAATACTTGTACAGGAGAACGCCCAATTAATCCATTAATCGACAAGTTTTTAAAATGTAGCAACTCTTCGCTATTTAATACCATTGGTTTACCTTTATAGGTAGTGTGATAAGTTACAGTGTTAGTTTCTGCGTGATATAATACTTTTGTTTCTCTAGGATCTAACGGCACAATTTCTCTTACTTGTCCTCGCTTATCTATTTCTAGATAGTGATAACTATTACCCCACAAATTTAACTGTGTCATTACTAAGTGTTTCCACTCAAAAGAAGTCATGTTCTTGTTTGGTTGGTCCTTAAGCAACGGATATGCTGTATGTTTTTTCGCTTTTTCCACTGTTCCGTTTACGTCTTGTAATAAGTTCAACGGATATTTTGCTAAGTCATCAGATAGTACTTTTACTGAGCTGTACACCTCTGATGTATTAATAGCACTTTCTTCATTAATAGTATTTCTGCTGCTATTGAATATGTTTAAAAACCAGTCTGCTGGATTTCTTAAATCACTTAATTCATTTCCACCTGTCGGTGTTTTATTTCTAAATATCATCCTCTTTTCTCACCTCCTTTCAAAGCTATAATTGTCTTTCTAAAACATAGCTACACAACATTAAGACTACTCCTAACACTATGAAACCTATTGTTTTACAAAATAAAAAGCCTGCGTACACAAAAGACACAAGGCTTGTTAAGAATAATAATCCTATTAATATTTGTAATAATGTTTTCACTAGAAACTAAATTCTCCTTTATCTATCATTTCGTTTAAATCATAGCTTATATTGTCGCTGTACATTGCACGTGTAAAAGCGAAAATACCAGCCGCTGCCATATCTATCCTATCGCTAGACTTTTTCTTGTCTAACATGATGTTATCTTGAGCATCTGATTTTGTTACTGCGTTACCCATACACCATGTGAGAGCTTTGTTCCCGTCATGATGTATTTTACCTTCGTAAACACATTCTCTAAAATGTTTTGTTGGCTCATTTAACGTTAATACACCTTGTCTGACTTCAACCATTAAATAACCTAGCTTTTCCATAGTTTGAGACCATTGAGTAGCGTTGTAAGGGTCATAACACACTTCTTGAACGCTGTATTTGTTTCTCAATTCCTCAATATAATCAATTACAAAATCATAATCGATTACTTCTCCTGGTGTTTTAACAATCCAACCTTCCTCTATCCATTGAGAATAGTTAACACGGTCTGTGTTCATACGTTGAAATAACATATCTTCAGGCATAAATCCTTTACTACGTATTGCATATTTATCATCACCCAATACGAATATAGAAGTAACCGCTGTTAAGTCTAACCTTTTTGATAAGTCAACTCCTACAAAGCACGGTTTACCCTCTAGTTCATCGTCAGATACTTCACAAAGTTTCCATTTTCTCATGTCCATATATTTATTTTCTGGAGCATTTACCCAGATGTTCATATTCTTTGTTAAGAATTTAGACATTGTTTCTGGCTTATCAAGAGCTTCTTTTAATCTTTCACGTAAGAATTTCACACCCTCCGAATAACTAGCTAATATTGGATTAGCTTTCACCCAATTCGACTCATCTTTTATATCGTCTCCTTTATCCAACTCGCAAACCATAGCGTAATAACCATTATTTTCAACTGGATTATTAGGATCTAATAATTTACTAACATAATCATATTCAGTTGAGTAACACGGATTGTTTAAATTAAATCCTGCTGTTGTTATTATGACTATCAAGGGTTGACTTCTCGCACCTTGTCCAGATTCTATTACGTCTAGTATTTCATCTGTAGGGTGTGCGTGATATTCGTCCATTGCTCCGACCTGTGGGTTAAATCCGTCCGCTGTTTTTCCAGAGTCACGAGAAAGTGCCATAATATAACTGTTGCTTTTCTCGTGTTCAATTAAGCTACGTGTAATTTTAAATCTGTTTCTGATTTGACTTCCTTGAATCTGTGCTTTAATCTCTTTAAACACAATATTTGCTTGGTCTCGCTTTGTTGCTCCTATATATGCTTCTGATGATGATTCTCCAAAAGCGGATATTTCATAAGATAAACAACAAGCTACGTCTTGCGATTTAGCGTTCTTACGTCCTACCTGATAGTAAAACTTTCTAAATCTTCTCACACCAGTATCTTTATGTATCCAACCATAAATGTTAGACCAGTTAAAAATTTGTATTGGAGCAGGATCTATATTTTGTCCAGCTAGTTTACCTTTAGTGTGTTTAAATAACGACATCCACTCCAGAAAATTCATAGCTTTGTCATCATCAAAAATAAAAGGAAACTCTTCAGTTCCCTCTTTTTCTAAATCTTTTATAAATCTTAAACACGCCCATTTCTCTTTTTCACAAGCTATTCGTTCTCCATCAACTGCTTGTCTCGCCCACTCCTTCATTGCATCTTTTAACATTATAAATTAGCAAACCTTTCTTTTACAGGATCTGCTGGGGCTTCTGAATAAGCTTTATCCATAGCAATTTTCGCCCTTGCTACTGGTGTTAATCCTAATTCAGATTGTAGAGATTTGAGTGTGTTAAATAAATCTTTTTGTCTAATCAGTAATGGATGTTGTCCAAGTCCATAATCTTTAATTCGTTCTGCTTCAACTAGTTTACCATGTCGTCTAAGCTCACGTTCTGTTTCTTTGTTATAACCTTGGTCTGTCATTAATCCGTCACGTTGTATAATCTGACTACAGTCTACGTATTTTTCGTAAGTGTCACAATAAATAGCTAACACGTGTAAGTCTAGATTATTTAGTAAGTCTATTGAGTCTGCTTGTGCAACTATAAACCTAAATTCTTTCTTTGCTAAGTCACCTAACCACTTAGGTGGCTTTAGTTTATCTTTTGGTAATTTTAACTCGGATTCTACCTGTTTTCTAGCCTCTAATTTTTGCTTTGAAACACCTTGTCTTTTTCCACTCAAAACCTTGAGAGACATTGGTTCTGCTTTCCTTGCCAAAATCATCACCACCTTTCTAAATTTACTTTATTTGAAAAAAATAATTAAATGCATTTTGCGTACAGATGAGGGACGCCCGCTCCTGGGGAAATTGGTCGTCCGA